ATTAAAGTAATTACTATTTTCATCTTTATATTGCTTTATAAGTGGAATTATTTCAGAAGTAGCCGCTTTACTTTGAGAACTTAACCAAGAATACTTTGTATCATCGTAACCATTATCTCCATATTGGTTTACCCCACGACCTTCTTTTTGGTATATATTTGCAGATTTAGGGTCAATTACAGTTACTATAGTAGAATCTGTCGAATAATCAGAAATAGGACTTTTTTCTGCATTTCCTGAAATTATATACCCATGCTTTCTACTAGAAGTACTTCCAGCATTTATCTTCTGCCAAGATATAAAATCAACACTTTTTATACTTTTCATTTGATAATCATCACCTAAATCAAATACACGCATAGCATTTCTTGGTGAATTTAAAACTTCAAAATCATTTAAACTATTATGAGTATTTAAACTATAATCTGTATTTTTATATACAGAATCAGTTAAAGCTGTAGTGTTCCAACACATTACTGTTTTTCTATTTTCCCATCTTGAGCCAGTAGGATTTGTGTCATCACCACCAGTATCATCATCATTTATATTTATTTCTGTGCCTGTAGAATCGTAATATCCAGCATAATGGTCTCCAAAACCTCCGTTAGCACCATTTACTTCAGGGTCTACATTATGAGGCCATCTATAAGTTAAATATCCTGTACCAAAGGCTGTTCTTGTCATATCAAGTACATTAGAATCAGAATAAGTATATCCATCATCATTTTTATCTTTCCTGACTATATAAGTTCCTGTAAATCCAGTTGTAGCTTCTGGTATAGCTTCAGAATTATTTGCCCTACGAAACTTTTGATACATTTCAAAACCTTGTCCAAAAATCCTAGAAGCATATGATGTCTGTGAAGTAGTAACATTATGTATCCTAGTAATCTCTTGATTTGTAGCCCAAGTAGTTGTAATATTATTGTAATGACCAAATCCGTCTGCTCCCTTATATGAACCTCCATAGCCAGTATTGCCTAAATTAACATACCCTGCTCTCATATCTGAAAGACCTGATACATCTTTTTCTACTTCTTTACTTCCATTCCAATCATGGTGAGTCCTGTATTGGTTGAATCTACTAAATCCTACAGTAGCTGGTACACTAGATTCTGTACGCCAACCAGCTTCAGTATCACTAAATATTGTTTGTGTTCCTGAACCGTTATAGGCATTTGTTACGTCAGTTTTATCATTATTTGGTGCTCCTTGTATTTCTCCATAAGAGAAAGTAGCTACCTTGTCTGAAGCAACTTCACTTAAAGAGCAGAAAGCGACAGGAGAGTCGTGTTGTGTAAACATTGCATTTTGATTTTCATAATCTTCAATTTCACCTGTATTTCTACGATACCAAGAAACATCATGGCCACCAGATTTTGATGCTACTATTTCACCACCATGTTTAATATACCTACCACTTAAATTTCCAAAAATATTAACAATATGAGCAACTGGAACTCCATTTTCTGTAATAGTTTTTTTACTTTTTGTTCCTGTATGATACCATTCTTTAAAATGAGGTTTTAAACAATGCCTATAATTAATCCATTGCCTATAATTATTATTACCAGGTTTTGCATCCCAACCTAAATTAGAGCCAAAATTTAAAGTATATTGTTGATGGTCAAAATCGCCCCCATAAAAAACTTTCCAAGACATCCATTCTCCAGAAGGATTTCTAAAGTTTATAATATTTTGACTATCTGCGTAATCGTTATAATGAGTTCTTTCTGCTTTACCGCCTATAGAAGCCATTTGTTCTCTACCAGAACTAGAAGTAGAACCGTCACCATGAAAATTTTTCACTCTGTCATCATCCCCACTTCTTTCATCTCTTGAGAAGTGAAATTTATCTATAGGATAGTAAACTTTTTTCCCACTATTTGTATCATTTTTGAAAGCGCCACATGTAATATGTGCACATTCCTGATAAGAAGGAGTTTTATCATACATATAAACTTCATAATTATCAGAAACACCTATAGGGCTTTGTATATCAGTAGAAGATGAAGCACCTCCCCAAAATTCATTTATCATTCCTTGTGGTTTAAAGTTAAATAAAAATAAATCCCATCTAGTATGAGGTGATTCTGCGACTTTATTATAAGTTACCCAAACTCTCCATCTACCATCTCCTACAGAATTTCCATTTGTAGAACCATCTCCTAAATGAGGTTTATGAGAATAAGTCTCGCATATAGAAGATATATATTGGTCTGTAGGAATTGGGTCCCATTGATAGTCTCCAACAGTATTTTTTAGTTTACTTCCATCCTGTTCTCCATGTAACCTAACCATACCATTATTAACACCTGTATCATCAAATGAAAATAATGTAGGATGAAGTCTTTCAAAATTTAATGTTATTTCTTGAGAAGAAACTTTTGGTTCATCAGCATTAATAAGGTCCCAATTTGTAAAATCAACCAGATACAGTTTATTATGTTCATTCTTATTAGCAATCCAAAATTTACCATATCCCATATGATAATTCTTTTGTACTTCTCTTATACTAAAATTATCAAAATATACTGTAAAAGCACTAGATGTTGAGGCTTGTATAAGTAATCTAGAATGGTCTGTGGTGCCATCATAAACAAAGTCGAAATAATCTGTCGTTGGACCTATAGTACTAGTATAGGCTTTTTTAGAATCAGCATCAATAGTACCTGCATCTACTCCCATTCCTATTGTCAAAGTGCCACTAGTATAAGATGTCATGTGTATAGAATAGCTAACTCTATAAGTTTTTCCTGACTCCATACCCGTTTCAAATCCATTACTTGCATCATTAGTTCTTCCACCATCAAGATAACATGTCTTAGTATTAGACCCGTCACTTGTTACTGCTAATTTCATATAGTTATCTGTAAAAAATGTTCCTTCAGTAGCTCCTGAAGAAGCATCTATTTCAAAAGTATTCCAATTATTAGATGCACTAAAATTATCCCAATTATTAGCTACACTAAAGTCTCTATTTTTTATATTAGATATATATTCATGTCCAAATCCTCCACCAAATCCTCCCGCTCCATCAGTACTTTTACATTCTGCCATAGTAGATATTTGGAATCCATCTATATTCAACTCTTCTGCTAAATTAAGTATTTCTACAGAACTTTGACTCATATTTATAGTTTGAGCATTTGAATCTTTTATTTGTACATTATTAGCTTTTAATTGAATATCTTTTTTAGATGTAGTTTTTATTCTATAAATACTTGAATCATCATTAGAGTGTCCGAATACATAAGCAGGCATGCCACTATAAGCTCTCTCTGAATCATGCGCATTACATGTAGTATCATCAGTACCATCACCGTGTGCTGCTTCATCTTGGTCGCCTATTAAATGACCTATGTAAGCTAATCTAATCAAATCTGTATCCGATGCTGCAGCAGTTTTATCTATTGACGCATCGGCAGGAACAAATACTACTTGAAATAAGTCTCCTGTATGAAGAGCTTCTCCATCAGTACCACCTCTATCACTAGTTCCATGACCAGTATACGCCTCATCCTCTATTTCTACATCACTGTCAACAGTTGGAGTTTCATCTTCACTACCGTTTGTTCTTATATAAGCTGATTTAGTTATATCACCTTTAGCAAAAGACTTTAAAAGTCTTAAATGAAGAAATGAATTTTCACCTGCATCTTCTAAAGTTAAAGTAGTTGATGTAGCTTCTAATCCCGCTCCTAAATCCAACCTAAATACCATACCATTTTTAAAACTACTATAATTAGTTGGTGCAGTTCCTGTAGCATTTTCTAAACATTTTGCAAGCCAACCATTTACACTTCTTAACTCTTTACCGCTAACACTAATAGAAAACACATCAGTCCCATCTGATTCTGTATAGATACTAGCTGAACCAGCTATGCCTCCATTATCACTGTTTAAACCATAATGAAGTGTCGGAACAACCATATTATCTAAAGATAGTTCACCATGAGCTTGAGACATTTCTTCTAAACTACTTTTTGTTAAAATAGTTTCCTCGTCAAAATTTACTTCTAATTGTGCCCTGTCTATTTCCCCTAACCATAGAGAATGATTAGAAGCTAAATTACCAGTACCTATGTATAAGTTTTTATTCCTTTGCTCTGCTGATATATTAAATCCATCAACAGAACTTGATATATTACCTAAGTTAAGAGATGAAAAATTATCTGTACCTACATTCTTTAATAAAACTGCTTTTGCAGCATGTGTTATACCAAATAAGTTGTAACTACCTTTTTGATTTATTGGTTTTAAAAATTTAAGTGAAAATGGATTGTCGTCAGAGTTTGAATCAGGTAATATTCCATTACCTTTAACAAATCTACCATCTCTAGTAGAATCCCATCCTGTTATATCTTTGTATTTATCACTATCGGGATAAAATATACCAGCACCAGTTAGTACATCATCAGTAAATATATCTGTGCTATAATTAGCCGCATCTGTATTTAAAAAGAGTGGAGATTCTGGAGCGTCTATATTACCTAAAAAATTACTTTTTATAATAACATAGTACCTTGTGTCTGATTCAGATACAATCTCTTCATATGTATTTAAAGAAAAATAATAAGTTATTCCACTTACGTTATTTAAAATAGTAGGAGTAGTTAATGCTGATAATGCCCTCTTTAATTCAGATAATAAAGTTGTTAAATCATTATCTGTCCAAACAATTTGTACTACTTCAGCATTATTACTATCTGCTATAGCTTGTAAATTAGTTGGAATACTTGAAGAAGTGCTTATATGTACTAAAAATGCTTTATTATAACCATAAACAAAGAACGATGTATTGTTCATTGTAGTAGAATTAGCTGTTTTAGGCCTTATTACCCATCTAGCATACCTAGGTAGCTCCCAACCATTTTCTTTGTCTAAAATGTAGTCCCCTTTAATTCCTCTAAGAGAACCTTTTTCGATGTCAGAATCAATGTTTAGTGAAAAAGTGGCGAAATCTTTAGCTAAATCAGTTTCAGAAACTGAGCCAACAAGACCACCAGTAAACTTATTTACTTCTTTAGACTCAACAGCCATTTACTATACCATAGCCATGTATAATTCTATATCAACACTTCCTGTATCAGACTTAGCTGTTATTCCTGATAAATCTTGTAATCCAGGTGTAAACGTAAGCGTTCCGTTAGTTACAGCACCACCAGTTGTTGAAGCACTTAGCTCAAACGATGTTACTGCCCCTGCAGTATTAACAGAAGAAACATAAGCACTTGCAGGTATTCCAGTACCTGTAACAAACAATCCAGGTGTTATCTTAACACTTGAATCACAAGTTATTGTTGGGTCATTATTATAATCGCATGTAGCATCTGTAAAAGATAGTGTATTTTGATTTGCATCAAATATATCAGCTACTCCTCCAGCTAAATCAGGGCATATAATATATGACTGTCCTTTATCTACTTTTATAGCTACTTCATCAGAACTTGTATTTGTAAGAGTTAAAGTTACAAAATTAGTATCATCAAGATTTGTTACTCTTATATATCTTATATCAGCAGCTACAAATTGACCCGAACCAAATAAACTGCTAAATGTTGCTATACTTGTATCAGCACTTGTAGTTGATGTCATTGTTCTTCTGTAAACATCAGATATACCTGAAATAGTATGAGAATGAGTTTGACCTTCATCCTTACTATTTAATGATATAGATTCAGTTACAGTTAGTGTTAATGTGGCTGTTCCATACGACCTAGCCATCCTTATCCTCCTTCTTATAATTACATTTAAAGTTTTCCATTATACTTACTCTCTTTTCTAATCTTTCTACTTTTTCATCTAGTTCATTTTTATCAAATACATAAGACATTACTTTATTTAATCTAAAATGTTTTGCTAGTTTACCAGCAACAGAATTTATTACCATCTTAGTTAATACCATTATTTATCCATTAATATTTCTTCGATTTTATCAAATCGTTCATCTATTTTAGTTTCTATTTTAGCAGTAGTTATTTTTAAATCTGTTATATCTTTTTCATTTACCTTAACTCTTTTAACTACTTTTTGCTGTTCAGTTTCTACGCTATCTATTTTACTAGCATAAGTTCCTGTGGTAAATAATAACGTACCAGCTACTGTTATCATAGTTAGTACTGAGCTTATATTTATAGTAGTATCAATCATTTTCTTCCTTTTCGCATTCTGCTTCCCATTTAGTTAAATCTAGCATAGGTAGTGGTTTTTCTATACTATGCTCTTTTAATTTATCATTTTGTATTGCCATTTTACTACCGCCTTTAACATAAGGCTTACCTTTAACACATCCAATATTATATACAAAAAATATTGTTTTAAATATACCTACTCTTACAACTCTAGCAGGTCTTTCATCTAAGGTAATAACATCATCTGTATTAAGGTCATTACCAAGAAATACCTTTAATCCTTCAACTACACCTTCTATCGCTGAACGAAAGAAAAGAACTGCAGCACCAGCTACAAATAGCCAACTGTATTGTCCTACCAATTCCTTTAATTCGTTTTCCATATAATTTACTTTCCATAGCTTTTTTCAATATACTTTTTATGTTTATTAGATAACCATTTTGAAAATTCTGTTGCTTCTGTAGAAGTATCAAAATCTATACCATAACCATACTCTTTATTAATATTTTTAGCTTCCTCAAAATCTTTAATTCTTTCCAAAAAAGCACCATCATTATTCCGATTAGGTAGTATTGTAGGTATAACTCTTTCTTTTCCTTCAGAAGTTTTATACGAACCAGAATAAACTGTACCTGGCTCACCATCTACATCTACTGTTCCATATAAGTTATTTTGTAACCAAGGATTACGTACTAACTCATTGTCGTATATACTTTGAAACTTAGCATTTTGAATTATGTCATCTTCAAAAGTCATTATTTATTTCCATCTATTAACTCTCCCCATAACGAGGTTTTACCATTAATTATTTGTACTATATGTACAGTAAACAAACCTCCTCTAAAGTAATCAACCACTGCAAAAGCATGTGCCCAATTTATAGCTTTACCACCAAGCCATTTATTCTTTTCAGGACTCATATCTTTTAAGCATCCTAAACTCCAAGCAGACTTAGGTCCGTCTATATGAGTTACAGAAGCTTGCTGTAATCCATGATGGTGTCCATACATTACATTGGCACCTAACATTAAATGTGCTTTAGCATGATGCATACCTGATTTATGGTGACCATGATAATAATACAGTTTACCAATCTTTAACCATTTCTTAGGTTCTAAATCAGCGGGATAGTATTTATATCCTCTATCCTTTAAATTAGTTGCTTCATGAAATTTATATTGAGGTAAATAAGGGTGTTCGTTAACAAACATATTACACCACTCATCATGATTACCTCCACACAAATACTTTTCTTTGCAATTTGCTTTATCTAAAGATTCATCTATACTGTCAAGAAGCTCATTGACACCCTTTACATCCTTGTCAATTCTAGGTATAATGTACTCTAATGGTGGTTTTTTCTTAGCTTTCCACTGCCAATGAGATACACTTCCCCATTCACCTAAATCGCCTAAATCTATATAAGCATCAGGCTTTATTATTTCTATTGCTTTTTTTACTACCTTTATTGCTGCCTTATCTTCTAAAGGTGCATGTTTGTCTGGTGTGACAATTACACGCTTTAAAACGCCTTTGTCTTTTGACATAAGTCTCCTTAGTTTATTTCTTTGTCTGTTTCACCCCAATCGTTGGGATTAGTCCAAGCGGAAGTCGCGCCCTCCAAGAGTTCTAAGGTTTTTGTTCTACCTAATTTTAAGAACCTATCACCACATTTAATACATTGCCATAATAAAGAACTATCATGAGTTCCTATTATTTCCAAACCTGCAATAGCTTTTTTATCGCAAGTAGGGCATTTTTTAGGCTTTGTTTTATATTCTTTATTGCTTTCAATACCAATTCTTTCAACTATATCTCCAGTCTCTTTATCAGTTATATCGTTAAGTAGAACAAATAATTTTTCTATCATTACTTCATTATTGCTTCTTTAACAACCTCTTCAACAGAATCATATATCGCTGTTAATATTTTACCTTCTGTTTTTTCAGAAATCAAAGGTATATCAATATTGTCATTTAACTTGTTTATAATTTTTTCTTTCATTTCATCGTTAAATACATAGTCAGCTATCATTTGTTTTAAGTCCATCTTTTCTCCTATTTAAAAGTCCATCGGTTTTATAAATCCTGTTGAATATCTTGTTCTTTCGAATTTTTTTATATCTTTTTTACCCTGTATAAACTCATTTTTAAAATAAGTTATCATATCTGGATTGAAATTTGAAGGGTTTTGATAACCAAGCATAATAGCTCCATTTAATATAACTTCATGAAATTCTACTGGTATATCAGCTAATGGCCCAGAAAATGTTCCATCATCAATTAAACTACCAGAATCATCTGTAGAGCTATTTGTTGAGTTATTAAATGCATTAGGTAAAGAAATAGCATACACCCTTATTCCTTTTGTAGAGGTTACGCTACAGGAATGATAATTGCTAGTTCTTCCATCTCTTGTAATAGCATTAACTCCCCCTTCTACTATACCAATTCTTAACATATTGCCAGTACTAGAACTTGTTGATGTGCTTTCTGTATTACCGCTAATATCATAAGTAGTTGTAGAATAAGGAGATAAAGGGTAAGAATTTAACATCCAAAATCTTTTATTACTAGAATTACTTGTAGGGGTAGATAAAGCACTATCAGCTGTATCATCAGGGTCTGTTATCTCATCATCTTCTATAATAGGTTCTCCTATTAATTTAGGTATTTTTACATCATTAAAATCAACTCTTTCTACCTTTAATACTTTAGAATCTAAAGCATACCATCTTTGTCCAGCTACAGAATCTAATAAATAACTCTTCTTCACAACACCTGTATCTATAGCTATTTTATTAGCAGCTCTTTCTATATAAATTTCACATTGTCTAGAAGATAAATTAATATGATGCTCTTTTAAAGATTCTAATAATTGTAATTTATTCATTCTGCAATCTTTCTTGGTTTACCATATTTAGCTATAACATAGTTTAATTCTTCATTTTTCTTACCTAATAATGCTGCAGCTTGCTCTTTTATTAAAGAAACTAATTCAGTGTCTTCTTCATTGTAAACAAAATCAGCCATATATACTTGTAGTAAATTTAAAACCATTTCTAAATAAACTAATTCTCTAGCTCCTGATGGTATCCCGTAAAATATAATACCCTCTTCAGGTTTAGTTATATCAGAAAAGTTTTTTCCAGATAAATTAAAAGTATTATCTCTATCTGGAGTTTGAAATGAGTGAAATGTAGGAAAAGTATGCCAAAATATTCTTCCTTTTGGTATTCTTGTATTTCCACTACCATCATAAGTATCAGAAGGTAATATCACAATTTTAGAGTCATTGTTTATATAATATTTTGGGTCCCATCTATCGTTTTCATAAAATAAACTATTTACATTTGAAGCACTAGTTTCGCCTTTTAAAAAGGAAATCTTGTAACAATCGTAATATTTATCATCTTTAGATACTCCATAAAAATTTTTTCTTTGAACAGCAAGTATTCTTTTACTATCTGAATAACCTTCATCATTCCAATCACATTGAGAATCAGTTGTTCCATCGTAGGTAGTAGAAAATTTGTCATCATCTAAATCTTGAGTAAATAAAGCTTCTAATACGCTCTCATCAGTTATTAAATTATTAACAACTCTATATGCATCTACAAAAGATTTATTTATAATGTCTTCACCAAACAAGGTAATTATATCATCATTCAATAATTTTTTAATCTTATCTATCGGTGCTATCATTTTTTCTTTCTGAATATTTTATCATAGTTATACTTATAGTCTTTATCGCCTACAGGAACTCTGTAAGCACTTCCTTTACCATTTCTATTTTTTCTTTTTGGTTTTTCCATTATACTTTCTTCTATTGTCTGGTTTGACCTTAGAATTGTATTTATTTCCTACACTATTACTATATACTTTTTTTGCCATATTCTCTCCTTATAAGGGGCCCGAAGACCCCTTATAATTTGTTAATTACTTAACCACTATGATGGGTCAGGTCCTACACCACCGACAGCACTTTCTCCTAATGGAAGATTAACTCCATCAGAAAGAAGACCAGATACAAAAAAGTATCCTTGCCAAGTAGTATTATCTTCTGTTCCATCATTCCATATTAGTCTAAGCCAAGGATAGTACTTGTCACTTAAGTCAAGTTCATATTCTTGAATACCAGCTACATCAGGAGTAACATCTGCATCTAATTCTGAAATTAAAACCCAGTCCTTACCATTGTAAGAACCTTGAACTCCAAAATCAGAAGTTACATTAGCACCTGCTGTTGTAGTATTAAAACCAACTCTTAGTTTACGATTTTGAGCCATAACACCTGGTATTCCAGGGCTAAGTAAAGCAGCATCAGTATCAGTAGGGTCAACAGTAGCTGATAATAAAGTAGCTATGCCTCCATCTGATATAGATTTTTCCCAAGTTCCGTAAACACCAGTATCAGAAATATGATGAGTTCCATCAGTAACAGTTTGATTTGTAAAGCTTGTTTGTGCCATAATCTACCTCCTACTTAAGAAAACTTAAGAATTGCGTGAGTTTCTGGTAAACTAATTTCAAGTCCAGCTTCAGTCAGAATCATATCTTGTCTGCCATCAACACCATTGTCTTGAACGTTAGTTTCTATGAAGGTATCTCGACTCATACCATTACCCACAAGTGGTCTATAAGCTACATTCTTAAGGTCAACTGCAACACAGTAATCTTCCCATGGTCCTCTTAATAAAGGCTCAGCAACAAAATGTAAACTACCAAAAATAGTATTTACTTTTGTAACTGTATGACCAAAAGAGCCAGGAATAGATTCTACATCTAATCTATATTGAGATGAACCTACAGAATTGTTCATAAAAGAGCCATTACCTAATTTATTTAAGTAAGTAATAACTTTTCTTGAAGCTAATACAAGTTTATTTCCACTGTTTCCACTTTCAGGTGCAAAGAAATCTTCCATTGCATCTAAGAAAGCATCATAACCAGATGAAGCATAACTCATATTATATACTTTACCATTAGCTGATGTATAAGGAACAATACCATGAGAGTATCTAGTTGGAGCACCACCGCCAGAAGCTTCTGCAGCCGCAACAGTTATACCATCACCAAATAACATAGCTTGTTCTATATCCATTTTATGTTCCATAAGTTTATCTGTCCAGATTCTTTGGAACTCATTTTTAATACCTCTATACTCAGTAGCAAGAGATGTACCAGAAAATATGCTCATACCTGTTTTAAAGATTTGAGTATAACCTTCTCTATCATACATACTATCTTCCCAACCAAGTGGAGAGTCAGTACCTTCAGCCCATGCTGAACCGATTACTTGCCCTTTGTTACCAATTGAAAAAACTGTTCCATCTGGAATTGTAGTACCTACCGCAGTAAGTTTTTCACCAGATATTTCAGTATTACCAGTTGAAGTTTTATGAGCAATGTCAGTTCCATCATGAACAGTACTAGCAGAAGTATTTACTACAGTATTTTCTTCTACTTTAAAACGGTAAACATTACCGTCATCAGCTTTTACAGCTAGTATACAACCAGGTACAATAAAAGAACAATGTGAACCACTGCTTATTTTACCATACTTATCATATTTAGCTGTTACAATTAAATCCTCACCAGCATCAACTGCACCATCATGCGCTTCTGCATCTGTTATCGTTAATGCCGCTTGAGTGATTTCAAAATTACGTCTCTGCCATTGATGACGCTGTTCTAAAAATTTAAAAACAGGGTCGTTAGTAGCTTTCTTAGCAACCTTATTTAGATAAACAAAGAATGGGCTTTGTTGTGGAGCAAGTTCTGAAACTCTATCTCCAAAATTAAAGACTCTTCGTGTATTATCTAAGTCGGCTGTACCGCTACCAGCGGCAGAAGCAACGTTACTATAAACTGTTGCCATTTCGTCTCCTATACACTATTTAATCCTCTCTCAGCTGTCGCGTAGACCTTCGAGTAGGAATTGTTAATTTACCAAGGGTTACTCTTTTTGTAACCGCTAATCATCGAATCAATAATGCTATCCTCTGTACTTTGTGTAGATTCGTTCTGTTGTGCAGGTAAAACACCCATCGGTGATGGAACTTGCTGTGCTCTAGCTTGTTGATTAAACGTATCGCTAGGTCCAGTCTGTTGTGTTTGTACTGTCTGCCCAGAACCTTTCTGCATTCTATACAGTTGGACAAGATTATCCATAGTTAAACTATCTGGTTTTGACATTGTTTGAACAAATTCAGTAGCTTCATCAGCAGTTAAACCAAATTCACCTTGTACTCTTTGATGAACTTCATTTACCTGTTGTTGTTGCTGTTGATAAGCTTGGGCTCTCTTTATCTCATCTTGCCTAGCTGATTCTTGTTTTTGAAGTTGTTCAGACACTAATGCAGTTTGGTATTCACTTTTTAATGAATTATACTGTATTATATCATCTCTCCAGTTATCTAACTGATTTAAGTATTGAGCACTTGCGCTGTTAGGGTCTTCATTAGCTTCCGCTCTATTGAAGCCTACAGGTGCTTGTGGTTTTTCTGGAGCAGGAGGAAATTCTTCAACAGGTTTTTGTTCCGCAGGAGCAGGTTGTGCTTGCTGTGGTTGTGGCTGTTGATTTAGTTGTTCTTTTAATTTGGCATTTTCATTTTTAGCTTTATCAGCTTCTGATTGCCAATATTGAAATCTTCTCTCATCATTTTCAGTTTGAGTTTGTTCAATATTTAAATTAGAACCATCTCCAGCAGGAGTTTCCTGAGTTTCAGGAGTCCCGACTGTCTCGTTAGTAACCGTAGGTTGCTCTTCACTTGTGAAAAACGCCTCTTCTACCGATAATTGTTCAGAGCCCTGTGAAGGGGTATCTGTATTTTGGTTAGTCTCTAATGCGTCCATTTATTATTTCCTATTTTTAGCTGCCTCTTTGCTACCAGAGGGTGAGCCTTCTTTTTTGCTAGCATCAGAAATCTGACGCCTAACAGTAGCTAAATTATCATCCAATCTTTTTTCGAACAAGACTCCAGCAGATTTTGCTTTATTAGATGTTTTATCTAAGTCACCTTTAAATTTCTCAACTTCAACCTTTTTACGTAAACTTACAGCTTCTCTATCTCTTGTTTGTAAGTCACCTTTTAGGTCTTTTATTTGCTCTTGTTGTTGTTCTACCATTGATTGTAATCTTTGTATCTCATCAGTACGTTGCATAACGCCTTCTATATCAAATATTTCTGTTTTCTTTAGAACTTCTTGCCTATCTATTAAACCTTTTTGATATGCATCCATATAAAACTCAAGTTCAGCATATCTATTAGTAGGAAGTGTACTTCCACTTACTACCATTATATCGTATTTACCTATAGTTATATCGTTAAATACTTGAACTTCCCCTGTTTTATCATCATATAAACGTTTATTTACAACATACTCACTCATAGAATTGTTTGGATTAACAAGTCTAAATGTTTTTTCTGTACTATAAAGTTGTTGCATTAAAGGTATTGCAACTTGACCAACTCTAACTAAAGCTTGCTCTATATCTGTTAACTTAGATTTAATTTTTCTTTGACCAAATTCATCTAAAGATATAGTCGCCTTATAAGTTTGAGGAGCTGCTGCTGAATTACCCATCATCATTTCATATAAACCTAATTGGTGGTCAATATCATTTTTAGCTGTCTGCTCATTAGAATATAACTCATTAGGTAAAGGACTTGGTTGTACAGTTACAGGAGCACCATCAGTTGGGTCATAAGGTATAGCTACACCAGGTTGTGCCCATTTTTCCTCAAAGTCTTTCATATCTACACTACCTTCAGGAACTAGTATCTTAGTATTAGTACTTGTAGTAGCGTGAGCTATTATTAAAGAACGTGTTTTATTAATATACTCTTGTAAACCTTTTACCATTCTTACATCAGATGTAGGATAAGGTGTTCTAGTGTGTAGATTACATACAGGCACTACTGGGTAATGCTCTATAGGCATTATGCGTGAATATAAAAGAGTTTCTCCCATTATAACACACTGCTTTATTCTAGTAACTACTATTTTTACTATATCAATTATTTTCTTTAATATTAAACCTTGATAATCAGTCTGCTCAATTTGTGGTGGCTTTATATCAGATTCTGGCATTGGAGCATCTGGGCTCATTCCAGATTTATCCATTTCTGTTTGTATCTGTAATAACTGTTGTTCTTTAGCTATTTCGTATTGCTCTATAAGTTGAGCTGCAATTTGTTGAGCTTGTTCTTCATCAGTTATAACTTGACCCTCTATTATCCAAGCTGGTTGTTTTATATATTCATCAAATTCTTTTTTATCTAGTAGTTCTTCCTTACCACTAAACGATTCATAAGTTCTTATTTTTTGAACCTCTATTTTAGAGTATCTTTCATAACCTCTAACATATTCGCTTTGTTCGTGTAATAATCCTACATCTTCTGGAAAGAAAACTTTACTTTCATTATCTCTACCTGTTTCAGGCATATTAAAGTCTTGTTCACTATTAGCATTATCTATTTGTTTTTTATATTTAGGATAAAGTTTTTTAGCTTGGTCCCTACTAAACAAGCGAGATATAATTATATTCTCAGCATCGTCAAAGAATCTATCTCTACTATTAGGGTCTACATATACGTCAAGTGGGTCAACATCGTGCATACAAACTTCACCTTTACCCATATCCTTCATTGGGTCTTGATACACATTTATATAACCTATACCCATAACGTAATAATCATCTATTACTTGACGTATAATTGTCCTACCATCTGATATATCGTACATATAACTAAGTAATGCACTCATTACATTAGCTATTTTTCTATCTGAATCTTCTCTAGGTGCACATCTAAAAGATGGCCTATTAGAAGTAAGCATAGCTTTTGCTGTCTCTACTGCAGGGTGTATACGATTAACGACTATAGCAGCCTGTCCTCTAGCCTCTAATGTTTCTGCTTGTTCTTTAGTCCATTGTCTACCTAAACGAAACTCTTTGTCCTCTTTAGCTTGTTGAGCCCAAGAGTCACGTTTCTTAGAGTAGTCCTTAAACAAACGAAGTGTATCATTCACTATTTCTGGTGTTTTTTTCTCGTTAGTTGCCAATATTATACCTAGTTTTCATCAACTTAATATACAACCTAAAGGGTCATCCAATCAAGCTTTTTCTTTGGTTTAGTTAAATAATTATCATCTTTATCAAAATCTCTTACTCTAGAAGGCTTTGAACCATACAATGCCGTCCACACAGCATCCATAACATCATCATGTTTACCTCTAGGGTAACTTAAAAATTCTTGTTGCGGTATATTGTCCTGTGGTCTAAAGTAAAAAGAACCTTTAGCAAATAAAGGGACTAAGGATAATAAGCGCTCACTTTTTCTGTTTCTTGGTTTTACACCTTTTTCAAGACCTGGTATATATAAACTTTCTTTTAACATAAGCTCTCTAACTGCTGTTCTTAAAGCTTCTTGATAACCTACTGTTTCTATTTTCATTCTTCTAGGCCTATACTTCTTAAAAACATCAATAAGCTTTTGAGGCTGTTCTGCAGGGCTAATTCTATCCCTATAAATATCAATAATATACTTATTATTATCGGAGTCAATACCCATTGTAGCAACAACAAAGTAATCGGCAGTGGAACTAAGACTACTAGCAGGGTCAACTCCACAATAGACTTCAACTGGTTTAATTTCTTCTTCTCCATCTACAGTCCTAACTAGACAATTTTGTCCGTTAATTCTCTTATAATCATAATGGTGCATTTTTATCCATTCTGGTTTGAATGGTGCCATATCTGGAGATTGAGCTATATTCATATACTCTTGATAGAAACCATTTAAATTTCCTACAGAAGCAAACTCTTTTTTTATTTCATTTATACGTGACTTAGGGAATCTTTCGGGCCATATACTTTTTTCATCTTCATCCCAAATAGAATACCATAGAACATTCCAAGCAGGAGACTCTTTAGCCCAATATAAAAAACAATCCTCTGATATTACCGTACCAATCATAGCTATTTTACCTTCATCAGATAATGATGGTATTACAGCCTCTGTAACCCATTTTCTATTTTTAGCTCTAGCTTCTGGAGTAAATGCATTTAACTCAGACTCAAAATCATCTACTATAATAAGGTTTGGACGAGTATCTCCTTCAATAAATCCTCTAACTCTTTGCCCTGTACCTACAGCTATAATTCTAGCTCCATTAGCTAAGACTATATCATTATTAGTCCATCTTCTAGCTGTAGCAGGACCAAGGTCCCCAAATATAGAACTAAACTTATCCGAATGTGTTAAATGATATTTAATACGTGATAGAAAGTTTATGGACTGAGTCTGTGACTCAGATATTATAACAATAAATAAATCTTCATCTGTTCTTTTAAAAGCAAGTCTCCATAAAGGGAAGATGAGGGTGGTAACTGTAGATTTGGCTGTACCACGGGGAGCTGCAATTAACACCCTCCTTTTGTCGTCATTAGCGAGATAAGAATACACATCTTTATGAAAGGGGGGTGTACTCTTTCTCAAGGCTGTAGGGAAGCAGTGCCTTCCGAACAGCGCCATATTATTACGAAGCTTTTTTAAAGCTTGCATTTGACTATATTGTTCTTCGTAATCCATTATTCTTTCATAGATTTATATATATCATACATTGCCCAAGCATTCATAGCTATACCTAATGCACCAGGCAATCTTCTACCTAATTTAGACAATTTAGTAGCTGTACTTACTGCAAAATTTTTTCTTTTATTAGCTAAGTTTTTAAATCCTTCTAATTTATATTTTTCAATTCCTTTTATACCTTTTACTTCTTGAATATCATTATACTTATCTCCAAATAAATTTAGTTGCTTTCCTGATTGACCTGCTCTTCTTGTTTCCCAACCTTTTAAAGCAGCAAGCCTTCTTTTTTCATATTCAGCAGGATTAGTCTTTCTAAGACTATTACTATTCATTTCTTTTACAACACCTTTATCGCTTATCGTAATTTCTTTAGAATCAACAAATTTAATTCCTGGTACTTTTCCTCCTGTTCCAGGTAATGGAGTATCAGGTACATCAGTAGCAATAAACCTTATTTTATCAGGTCTACTTTTATTCCAAATGCCTACAGCATTATACCCACCCCAATCATATTGACTCTTTATAGCTGGGCTAATAGCGAAAACAACATTATTACCTATTACAGTAGCATTATTTACATTTTTTAAACTAGAAGCTAAATTAACTAAATTACCTTTTCCTCCAGAATTTTTTAATTGCAACATAACCCTGTAAGCATTTTTATCAAATTGAGCTCCTCTTAAAACATCTCCGTATTTAACATTTTTATATTTTATAAACTTTAAATTATCTCTATTAGTTATATCTACATTTGCAAGTTTTCTATTTCTGATAGGAGGTTGTTGTTGTAATACATAATTACCTATTCTTTTATTTATACTACCCCTTTTAGAGTGTCCAACACTTTTTATAAAACCTTTTGTATCAGTTTCTGTTACCATATCACCTACAATATTATCCAGCTCTCTTGAAGCTCTACCAAAAAATATAATTTGGTTAGCTTTATCACTAGATGCTTTAAATAGCATTCTTTTTTGAGCATTTTTTACTTCACGAATAGCAACATCTTTTGTTATTGTATTGTTTTTTAATCCTTCTATAACACTCCCTTTTGTTAAATCAACTTCCTCTATATTCTTTATCAAAGTAGGAGAAATACCTGTTTTGTTATAAAACTCACTATTTGTCACACCATAAGCAGCATCTCTACCTATTTTAAGACCTGTCATTCCTAATTCTTTTGTATATTGTACAGCTTGATTTGCTTTGGGATGTAATTTGGTTAGAAGATTTTGAGAATAGAAACTTGGCAAAAAGTTCCTAGCATAGTCTGCGGTCATTCTTCTAATTCCACCAGGAGTCTGACCTCTCATCATGTATACTGAAGAACCTAAAAGACTTGTTCCAGTAATACCTTTCTCTAAAGCACCAAAGCCAAAACTTTCGTCTTGGCCCGCTTCTATCAATAGTTCTTCATCTGTTGGCATTATTTTTCCTCAGTGGTAGTCTTAGTTGCTATAAGCTTATCTTCCTCTTCTCTTAATTCATCTATAAGTTTAGTATTACTTATAGCTTCTAGCTTTTCAGTTGTTTTAACAAGTTGTTTTTCTTTCATACCATGCATATTCTGTAGATTTTCTACAGCACGCATTAAGTTAGTAACATCTTTTTTATCCTGAGCCATCTCTATTACTTTAGCAAATAGGTCTAAAGTATAAGTCTTATCTAACCCATGGTCAGATAGTAAATCTGCTAATTCTTCTTTTATCATTTTTTCAAAAACCTCCGTTTTCATCATACGCTTCCATTTTTTAAATTCAGAAGGCGTATAGCTACCAAGCACCATATCAAGTGCTAAATTATAGTCCCATGTAACAGAGTAGGCTTTAGCAAGGTTTTTCATCATATCTTGCTTAGACTTAACTTCTAGCATAGGTTTGCCAGTCATTGTAGTATTGGTCTTTCTACCTGATACTTTTAATTTCTTAGAATCATATTTAGGATTAAAAAAAGTGTAACCCCATGGGAACCTGAGATATATATTGTCTTTGTCATGATTAGATGGGTACTCTTTACGATTAATGCATTTAGCAACATAGTCATCATCAGATAAAGCATATCCCCCAGGTTGAACCATTTTCCAGTATACATACTCAATTCCCTTTTTATCTGCTTCTTCTTTTCTGTATATAGTATAGGTTGTATTTCCCACATCTTTGTGGTCTATATTTACCGTATACATTAATCAATTAATTCAAAATGTGGAAAGTCATCAAAGTTATTATCATCAACTTCGAAGTTCATATTCCAATCACCACCCCATCTAAGCTTTATTCCCATAGACTGAGCAATGCCAATAACAAAACCAGCAAAAAGATGAAAACGTTCCCTATCATCCCAATTAATAGGATAAGGGACCACATCAACAGCCCTGCTTGGATTAGCGTTGTGACGACCGTTCGGATACTTAACCTTTGTACGACCTTCTTCAAATAGTTTATCTTGTCTTTCAGCACTTCTATGCCCCTCTATTATTGAACAATCAACGTACTTTATTACTTCGTTTAATACTTTTTGAAGCCTCTCGTCTAGCGTGACTAAATGCTTCTTACTTCTTGACCCAAATTTATACATTAATAAACCTTCCCTGTTGAAGATGAACCCCCACTTGCTTCTCTTTTTATAGTATCTTTTATAGGATTTTGTTCTTGATTTTTATAGTATTCATTCATTTCATCATAATTATCAAACCCTCCAAACCAATCATGTAATTTATGACCAGGTTTGCCTAATAAATCATATAAGCCTGTTATTCCTTGCCCGTATGTTGGTCCACCAAATCCTCTTGAAATAGTATTGGGTATACTTAATATTTGAGCCATAGGTATATAATTACCAATACTAAATTTATCATCAAGTTGATTACTATATTTAGCACTTAACTCATCATAATTTGGTGCGTTTCCTGCAACATTAGTTTCAGTAAGAGTATCAATATCGTTAGTACCAATATCAATATTAGTATCATCTAATAACATATCTCCTATATTAACATTTTCAGCAGGCTGAGAATACCTGCCAGATAGTCCAGAAGGTGAATTTGCTTGTATCCAGTCAGATAACATGCTGTTTTTATCTAGAAGTGGTACTTTTGCTGCCATACTACTCTCCTGTAAATGTGCTACTAGCTACTAAT